TTTTCTTATCCGTTTGAGTTTCCTCTTGGGGGCTATCCACATCAAGAGTCCTAAGATCAGAGAGATAAGGAAGCCCAATATGCACAACAGAGTAAGGCCGATCCAAGGTAATAGCCCCGTTTGTGACCGTGTATATGGTTGAGAACTGGCTGTCATTCGGGTTTCCTTTCACAAATCCATCGGCAAGGATAGACACTTGTTGTCCTTCAAGCCACCACAATCCATATACCGTTTGAGCCGCAATAGACACATCACTTGAAACGTAGCCATTCCACGAACCACCAGACGGGGTTTCCACGATTTGAGAACTTGCGTGTGTAGAGTCGGCAACGCTGGTTATTTTGGTGATAAGCACGTTACCATCAACATCCTTTAGATGCCACGTTTGACCCACATTGGTAGAGCTAAACACGGCAGTATTGGCGACAAGGTTGGCAGTATGTCCGAAAGTAATGGTCTGCCCCAATGTCTGAATGGTCAAGTTAATCGGCAAATCTGTTACCAAATGCCCATCATATGTTCCGGTGCTATGTGTGAAAACCGCATCCCTGGTAATGTCGGTGAAATTGCGTTTGTAGAAACGCTCAATATAACGCTTCCCATCACGGTTCACGATGACGTACACCATTGAGGTATCGCCCTCTTGTGCCACCGCAACGCTTTCATATAACCCCAACGTATCGTGGCGATGAAACGCCGCCATGCCCTGCTCATGGACGTAAGTTAATCCAATCATTGTCCCGTCATCCCGAATCATCCAAATAATGCTTTCGGGATAAAGCTGAAACGCCCACTCGGTAATTACATTTTTATCGAATAGGTGACTCGAAAATATGGAAACTTCATCCGACTGTTGGATATACGAATAATATGGGGTTGTCGCCAACTGTAAATCACGGATGGTTTTACCATCGGCGGTAAAGTAAATCATGTTTTTAACTATCTGTATCGGTGACGGAGTTTGAGCCGAACCACCGAACATCTGTTTTGTAACGCTCATTTCATCCGGCGTAATAATTCCGGCCTGTGAACCCTTAACGGTCAATGGCCCCGCATCACAGAATAGAACGATAAAACCGCAATCCACCACATCAAATATGCGTGTCAATCCATTAGTTGCAATATCCGCAACAATAGCGTCATCGGCTTGAATAGGGTTATGGATAGTGTAGTTGTCGTATTGCCCGACTCGGCTGGCAAAAAATCCCTGCGGATTATTATTGGTCGCCATTTCAATCAACCGTTGCTGACAGTAGTTCGCAACTGACGGATGATTGTTGGTTCCGAACAATATCGGATTGTATTGGGGCGGTGTTTTGGTCGGATCAGGCGGTATTCCAGTATCGCTAAACGTCAACGAGTCCGATACTCCAATAAATCCCAAGACCCCGCCGATGGACGAATACACGTTAAACCGTCTACGATTAACACCCGGTCTACCCAATGGGGCAAATCGAGGGTCAAGGCCCCAAGTCAATACGTTTGGAAGTGCATTGGTTGGTATTGCGGCGTTAGTTAGTTTGAATATCGTGGAGCATATCGAGGCCCCTGGTCCACCACCCCATGTACCATAAAGCGTACCATCCACGCCCATAAGAGAAACGTGTGTGGAATCAACCTTAACCACATTAAACGTCACATCATCCAACCCAAATACGTTCGTTCCACGAATAACAACTTGATCACCATCTTCCAATCCATGTGCGCTCGTGGTTCCAATAACGATCGGGTTAGTATTGGTTATAGATGCAATATCCTGTGCCGCCGAAGCAGAAGTAGCGGAGAACGAACTTCCGGCAAACGAACCATGCGCTCCCGCACCAATATCGCAAGTGATTGAATACTCGCTTGGCAAGGTGAACGTATCCGTTGCCGCACCGCCAACGGTATAGGTCTTTCCGGCAAGAATAACCGGCCCGCCAACAGGAACCGCCATGTGTAGCGGGTCTGAACCAGAAAAGGTCAATGTCCCTGTGAAATTAGCCTCACCCGTAACCGTAAGCGTTGCGCCACTAACACCAGTTAAGGTATATGACTTAGAAGCAATTAAAATAGTTGTCGCAAAGGCTTTATAGTTGACTGTGAAAAATATCTGTTCTCCAACCTGAAACGCCGTTGTTGGACTACTCGATAGAGTTATAGTCACGGTTGTACCTGACGATACCGCAGAGCTTATTCTGTATCCTTTGGGTATTAAATTTTTGGTGAACACAACGGTAGAACCATTAGTCAATCCATGACCAACGGACGTTATAGTGGTTGTGGTGGTAGACGATGATGCGGCAGTTTCAACTAAACTCGTACTGGTTATTCCACCAACCCCACCTGGCAAGGATTCTTCACCTGTAACAGTATCATAAGTAGTGACTTGGTATTGGTAGTTGAACACGCCACTAGCACCGACCGTTGCGGATAAGTTCGTGGTTTCCGGCTTCAAAAACGGCCAATAATTTTTCTGCATCAAAACCCAATCGGTTTCCGAGTGACGCTCTAACTGCATTGGTGCATAATCGCCATGCCGTATCTGCATAACGTCAAACGATTGAGTGAATTTAAGCAACGGAAGATCAACTTCTAGATACGGTGTGGCAATCTGATAAACTCTAGCTACAAATCCGCCAGAAGTGTAGGCTCCGAATGAAGTGGTGTTGACATCGGTTCCATCGAGATACTTCAATGTAAACGTATCCGTTGTAACACCAGCAACGACTAAGTTGCGATTGTTTAGATAGTTTCCAATCGGCCCAACGATGCCAGAAATCTGTAACTCATCCCCATTGGAATAACCGTGTCCCGTAACCGTTACAACTCCAGGACTCGCATTGGTGATTGCCGTGATAGCCTTAGAACCTTCAGCAATCTGATTACCATTACGATAAAACCGAATGTACTGGTTTCCAAACTCAATGATATATTGTTGTTGAAATCCGAATTTGAATGTGACTAGGCGGGAACGCCCGGCGGAATAGCGTGACTCTTTAATGAACTCTGTACCGGGAGTGTTAAGCAACAACCCACGTTTATTGACGTAAAAATTAAGGCACGTTTTTAGGGCTGTGGTGTATTTAGCCAGATCGGAACGTCCCCATAACTCCGGCGATATTTCACCAGCCCCATAACTCCGTTGGTTAAGTGAACGAGACATTAAACATTCCAGTTCAAACCAGGAATTGCTTGCCACCCTCCGGCTGTCATTCTGTAACCATTACTGCCCATACGAGCCTTCTCCAAGATAGAACGGAAATCATGTGGCGCACGAGTCTCGTTCTGGTCACGAGCAATAGCCATCGCCAACCGTTGTTCTCCGAGTTGAAGATTCTTTTCCCTCAAATCCACTTGTCCAATGCCAGGTATAGAAGGGGCGGCATAGGCGGCAAGGAAGAACGAGAACGCCATTTTAAACATCGGAGGCATGATAGTAACGTCTTGAGTGTTTTGAATGTACTGCCCAATAACGTAAACGGAAGGTGTACCGCTAACCGTTGGCGCAGGAGTTGGGTTCAATGGATCGCCACTAAGTAACTCTGTCGGCCCAAAATCGGAATAAATCACTTTTCCGTTAGCATCATTCGTGACGATAAAGCGAACCATATTGCTTCTATCGTCCGTATGAAAACCATTCCAAATCCTCACTAAATTCAAGCAATCGTTCGGATAACGGTAAGAGAACGGCCATTCTTGGTTTGGGTATAATTGCACAAGTTGAAGGGTCTGAAATTTTGTCGCCCAATTCCAGTTGTAACGCTGAAGTAACTCTTCCAAGGTACTATCGTAAAACCTACGCATCGCTCTGGCGGAACTGGTTATATCGGTTGAAAGATTTTCAATTTCTTCGCCCGTCCCAAGATGCCCAAGGGCCGAGTTCGCAATAGCCGTTGGGCTGTCCATTAGTACGCCTTATGCTTGGGATGACTCTCGCTGTGCTTAACCATGTGATGCGAAGTGTGGTGGCTCTTGGCATGGCGTTGTGTCTCCAACGCAATCGCAACAGCCTGACTTTCTTTATAACCCGAATGTCGAAGTTCCGAAATGTTCTTGCCAACTGACGCTTTGCTACCGGACTTATCCAACGGCATAAATCCCTCCCAAAAGGCAGAAGGGGCCGATTGCTCGACCCCCACCGTTCTTATTGCTTGTTGGCGTTTTTAATCGCCACATCAAGCAAGTTCAAAATCATAGACCGCTTCTTGTCGCCTTGCTCTTGAGTTTTCATGTACTCAAGTGTTTCAACGGCCATTGGACGGGCCAGAACTTCCTTGGCTTCCTCAACAGTCAAAGCGGAAATATCAAGGACTTCTTCCTTCACAACTGGCGCATCCAAGACCCATCCCTTCCTAGCGGCATCATCTTCCGCATCGGTCGGAGTGTCATTCGGCACAATCTCCATACAAACCGGATTGAAGTGTTTGTACTTACGAAAGGCCGCAAGTTGTTTCTCAACAAACGCCTCCCGTTGATTTGCCGGAAGGGTAATTGATTCCATGCCCCTTCGCAAAGGAGCAGACTCATAAAACCCATACTGACTTTGAATCCCGTTGCCAGCGATAAGCCGTTCACGGTTCTCAAGTTCAGTCAAAAACTTACGTTCACCCGTCACCGGATGCTTCGGCCCCATAACCGTAGCGATGGGTTCACCCTTTTTGTTCAAATGAGGAACAGGATCGTCAGGGATTTCAAAAACTTCACCAGGATAAACCATCCTGGGAATCCCATGCGGAGTCCCGTAAGCGTGGACAGCGGAAGGATTTTCGCCTTCTTGTTCGCTCGTTTTCTTCATTCGGACTTTAATAGTTGGCATCTTAACTCCTTTTTAAGAGTTTAGAATACGGGGGTTTTTAACCCCCGTACCCCAATGTCAACCATAATAAGCCGTTTTCAGCCCAACTTCAACGCTTTTTAGACGGTGTAGTTGTTGGCGGCGGCGGCGTATTGCTCGAAGTCCTTTTGGCTCATAAACCAAGCGGAAAACTCAATGCTTGGGCTATTCGCACCAACGAACTTCGCACCCAGGAATTGCATAGAAATCATCCCAGGCTCGACAGGCAAGAAGAACGGGCGGCTCAAACGCTCGTCCGTATTCGCCATTGTTCCGGTGGTAGCAACCACTTTCGGAGTCGTGGCGAGAGCCTTGTCGCTGTCGTTGATAATCTGAAACTCATACGTCTCGGTTCCCGAAGCGGAAACGGCGGTAGGAAACACCGCCAATCCAAAAGGATTACCGAACTCCGTATGATTTCCAGCAACACCCCTGTCCCAAGCGGTCGTATTAGTACCGGTCGGGAGAATGACGCTGGAAGTCAGCGTAACGTCATTAGCCAACTCTAACTGCTTATCAATGCCGATAGGCATATTATTTCTCCTTTATTTAATGGCTTTTAGCCGGTTAATTACGAGACAACCGCTTCGGTGTTCACCAACTGGTCAACAATCCCAATCGGATAACCGGAATACTCGTATTCGTGCATATACACTTGGCTCTCACGCACGTTGTCAGTACGGATACCCGCACCAGCGATGACCACTTTCTTCAGTTGGTGTCCAAGGGCTTCCCGCACGGTACGGTTCAGGACCCACCAATAGGCGGGGTTGGTCTGAATCACACCGGCTTCGGGAGGCTCGTTGGTCGCAAACGGAATACGAGCGATCGCACGATCCATGAAGAACGTCAGGTCGGTAGCGGGCGAGGCTGATTTGATGTCGGCAACGTCAACGTTGCAAAGACGTTGACAATGACGCCAGTCAACCAGCGCAATACCACCCTGCCATTTGAAGGTGTCACGATAGATTTCCAACCGGCCATTCGACCCACCGGTAGAATCAGTCGCATTGGGAAGAATCTGCAATCCCCAATCCTTGTGCTGGAATCCAGCGACACCGTAAGAGGGATGAATCCCCGTCAACGCCATCGGCCCGAAGCCCAGGAACCAGATAGAAGTCTGGCCCGAACCGGTCGTTCCGCCGCAATCAATCACGTTGATAGCGTTCTTGGCAGTTGAAGTGGAAAGCGAGTTATAGCGCATCGCCAAGCCGTTGAAGTCGGTCGGGACGGACGCTTGGTTTCCGTAGAACACCAAATAGGCGAACTTACGGCCCATCGCACGAATCCTGGCCTGAACCTGACGGAGGCGATACACATTCGGATCGCCCATGCTCTCGGCAACGGACGAGTCAACCTCGAACACATCGGCCATTTCGGACATCTGCTCCACAATCTGCATGGACTTTCCGAAAGTAGGCGTAATGCCCTGGTTCATCGCCCTGGTGGAAGGAAGCGAGGAATAAGTCTCAACGGACACCATGTGTCCACGAGGCTGATTTCCCATCTCAAACGGCATGACCCTCGTGATAGCGTTGGCTTGAGACAAAGCGGCAACGAAAGGCAGTTTACGCCCAACCGCATCGTACTCCTTGGCAACGTCAATCAGGGTCGGATAAAGCACACCGACTAAATTATTCGCCACGGTATTTCTCCTTGATTTTTTTCCTCAAGGAGATACGTTGAAAACCGCTACGACATTCCTCTTGGGCTAATACTAGCCGCCGTATTTACTGCCGCCTTGTTAGCGTCATACGGTTGAGTCTCATCGTATCCATAGGCGATTTGGGCGGGGGTCTTTGGCTTGGCTTTGGCTTCTGGCCTATCACCATGAACCAACGGCTTCGCTTCCATTCCCTTTGCCACTTTAACCATCCCCTTTACAAACTTCGGGTGGGCCTCAACTCCAAGAGCCTTTAGGTCTGCGATCATTTCTTTACCGAAAACTTCTTCAACCGCCTTCGTGTAAAGCCTATCAGTCTCTTTGAAGTTCTGCCCCCCCAATTCGGGGTCGCTTTGAATTTCGGTTCTCCACTTATCTCCTTGGGATTTGAGTCTTTGTAATCCCTCGGTTTGAATCCTGGAAGCCACATTATGCTCTGCTTCAAGAGTTTTTTGAGCTTCGTCCTTATCCTTGGCTTGCGCCACGATTTCGGCCTGTCGCTCTTTGGAGATAAGTGTATTTTCGGGAACCTTGAGCTTTTCAAGAGTCGGTTTCATCGCCTCGGCTTCTTCCGCTTTTTTCTTGGCGGCTTCGGCTTCGGCAGTTTTTTCCGCTTCTTGTTTCGCTTTCGCTTGGGCTTCCTCATCGGCTTTCGCCTTCAAGGTCGCCGCTTGTGCGTCAGCTAACTCTTTTTCCTTGGCTACTCTTATAGCTTCTTCCTCTTTCGCCACTTCAACGGGAGTTCCCGGTGCGGGTGAAACAGGCTTCGGCGTTTCTTTGGTGGGTTGGTTTTCGGCTTGTACAGGGCCACTTCCCAACAACCCCAAATCACTCACTTGCTCTTGAGTTTTGGTTTCGCTGGAAGTCCCTTGGCTGGCGGGTGCTGTCGCTGGGGGTACTTCACTCATAAAGTTACTTCTCCTTGTTTAGTTTGTCAAGCAAATGTTTTAATCTTTGCTCGTCACTCCTTTGTTCTTCCATGTCGTCACGCCAAATCTGAACCATATAATCGAATCCAGCATTAGACATGATTAGCCGATAAATCCATTGAGCCGATTTCTGCTTACCGATGTTCTGGCTCTGCGTATTACCGTTTGGATCGGAAACGTCACCAAGTAATTTTAACTCGGTAAAAATTGTCGAAAACACCCTACGACCAGACGGAGTTTTTAAAACCGCCGTAATATCTTCTTTGAACCTCTTGGCTTTTTCTTCCGAAAGCAAATTACGAGCAATCTGCACCTTATCTTCGCTCATGCCGCCCCCTGGCCTTTTAATTGCTCCATAAGCTGTTGCAACAAGTTCCCGTTATCGCCCGTATCCGATTGCCCAAGATTTTTAGTCGCACCGGATAACTTATGGGCGTTCTCAATGGCCTGTTGTTTATCCTGCGCCTGTTGCCTTGCTTGCCGAATCGTCTGCAACTGTTGTTTGCTGAACAATGTGGTCGGCGGTAAGTTCAACGCCTTAAACACCCGTTGCAAAAACTCATCATCGTTCAACGAATCATTCCCCGCTTGCTTCGCTTGGGCCAACGCCGTAGCAAACTCAATTCCCTTTTGATACCCCGTTATCTCGGTCATCTTCAACGTCATAGCAATACGGGATATGACTTCTACTTTCAACGGCGCACCGTGGAGTTGTTCTGGTGCGGGAGGAATAAGCCCATCCTGCAACATCATCCAGTACAAATCCCTCATCATCGGCTGAATCCAATCATGGTCGAAGTTACCGAAAATCGGCCCGATAACGTGACTCACTTCTTGGAGTTTTTGCAAAACCTCCGTAGCCGTTGGGGGTGTCTGTCTCTCGTCATTCGACAGCATCCTGAAAATATCGGCCATGCACAAACGGTCAATATCTTTTTTAAGATCGTCAATTCCGGCCTTAATCGCCGCTAAGTCGGGCTGAATTTGATACGCCGGTCCAAACCCACCGCCTTTTGAACCACCTGGAACTATGGTCATAAATCCAGGCGTAGTGCCAACCTGTCCACCAACCACACCCGCTATGGACGGGTCGGCGGCAAGAGGGGGTTCGTTGACTTTCGCCATAGCAGATAAGTACATCTGAATCTGTTTGTAAAGCTGGCGAATATCTCCAATGGCCTTAAATCCAGGCCCATCCACTCCATACGCATCGGTAAACTGCCTCCACCAACGCACACAGTAAATCGGGAAGAAGTCATATCCTTCCTCTTGAAGAATCGAACCACCCACATTCTGCGTCAACTCGTAATAGTTGGACGAGTAGTATTTGTACTTGGCATTTAACTTCGACTTGCTCTTGTCATATTCTGGGTTTGGGAATACCAAATGAATAACCTGCACCCATTCCTCACGTTTAGCAGGATCAAGCCACATATTGCGAACAGCATCGGATAGGTTACTTAAATCGTATTTCCCATTTTCTTTCTCACAGAACTTCTCCACTACCTGCCGGACCTTCATGCGGAACTCACGGCAGAAGGTATCAACAAGCCCCTTGTCGTTATTGGAAACGTAATACGAACCGATTGGAAAGGTAGTGAACCGGACATAACTATCAGTATCCCGCTCCATAATCATCGCACCCGTCATGTACCTGGAAACCGACCGGAACAACGAAGGAGTCTGTTGGTAGAAGTTCGACCGATGCAAAATGCCCATCGCCGTTTTGCTTATGGTATGAAAATAATTCCAAACCACTTCGTCATCGTTTAACGGTGACTCGTCATCCTGCAATCCATACCGACTCCACATCTGCGAAGCCGGAACGATACCCTCTTGTAATCCCGCCACCAAGTCATCAAATGACTGTAACGGCTTACTTGACATCAGAACGTCTTGAACGAAATCGGGGAACCCCGTAGTTGACATATCCCAAATGACCAAGTGCGGGTCAAGCAACTCTTGAATGTCGTACCAATGTTGCTGATAGGGCGCACGATCAACTCGCAACTTCGCTCGAATCTTCTCCATCAGCATAAACTTATCCATATTCCGTTTGGAGAACGGTGTGGTAGTTACGCCATCGGTTTGAAGTACGAACGGATTAGTTGCCAAGTGGTTTTCCGAAGTTCGGGATTATCGTTTGGCGGGAAGTAATTTCCTTGGCCTGAATCATCTGCTCTAACTTCTTGAAGTATTCTTCGCCAGCACCAGCGCACCAGCCGATAGACGGGTTACCGATAATACCCAAGGCAATCACGTTGGACGTTGTATTCGGAGGATGGAACATAATTACCGAAGTCGCCACGGTATGTTTCTTCATCAGCTTTTCAAGTTCCCACAGGAATTTGTCCATCTCGCTATGCTGGCTCATGTCAACTCCCCAAAAGCGTTTTTGTACCTGGCATCGGCGTAGTGGGCAATCCCATCGGCCCAGTAAAAATCGTCTTGTTTGAGTCAAACGCTTTCACGGCATTATCGGTCTCTTGGGCGTTACGCTTCTTGATCTTGGCTGTGGCTTCTTGAGCCTCAACTTCCTTGGCTCTCGCTTGGGAAATTAGGTCTTGCTCTTTTTTCTGTTGAACATCGAATTGTCGTTTGGCTTCGCCCTGTGCATCGGCGTTCTGGATGGCACTCACTCCGCTTCCAATGCCGGATACTATTGCACCTATGAGTCCAACTTCCATCAGTTCAACCTCTTGACAAAATTATACTCAAGCAAGTGAAACCCCTCTCGCTCAAGTAACTTGGAAAAATTATGCTTGGCGTTTACTCCGCACGACATATAATTTACGCCCGACCCACGCAGTTGTTCACCGCACCAATGGATGAAATTTCTACCGATTCCCCTGGCATCCTTGGCGATATAAATTATATCCCCCGTTGCAAGCGTAGCACTCCGATAGTGCGGGTGCTTGGACAAGAACAAGAACCAATATCCAACCAACGCTCCATGCGAACGCACCGTATAGACTACCAGTTCTTCTCGCTCACTACATCTGGTGTAGAACGCCCAATCGGGTTCAAGGTTCGTACCTTCTCGGAATATTGGGTCGCTTATCTCGTCCCAATGTCTCACGAGCAAAGGTATCAACTCTGAAACCAATTCATGCGTCAACTTCTCTTTACCGAAAAGTATATCCATTTCAGCGATACTTTCCAAGTAGATTCATCCCCTCCGTGGTCTTAACCTTGATCGGTTTCATTCCAACAACTTCATCTCTTGGACTATCGGGATAAGCAAAAGTTTGGGCGAGTGAGTCACCTTTGTCCGGTGACTTCCCTAACCTACGCTTAATTAGTATCTTCGGCTCAACCTGGATTTTACCGTTTATCAACGTATAGGTCGGAGCAGATAGTTCTTCCGGCAGATCAGCGTCCCTCGGCAAACACCCGCCGTTCTTCACCCATTGGGCCATCTTCCACCACATTTCAGCCCGTTTATTCGCAAACTGTGGCCCATCCGTCATCATGCCAGAACCAGAGGCGTAATTAACCCCCTGGCTTCTAATCCCCATCACCGACAACGCTTCCCTAACGCCCCTGCCGTATCCACCCGTTATATCCACAACAACTTGGTCAAACTTCAACACCGAACTATAATCCGCTATCGCCTGTGCAATATCCATGCTTGCGTGTTCGGAGTTCGGGTTAATCCTCATCGTTCTCAACTCAAAGCACTTCAACCCTTGCCGTGGAGCGATACTCGTCATGTCATCGCCTTCAAACGCAACGTCCACACCGGCCCACATCTTCATAAAATTATACGCACTCGGCGGTACGTCCCTGTTCATCGCATCCTCGACCTGCTTTGGCGACAAAAACGTGTTAAACGCCGTATCAGGGAACTGCCCCAAAACATATACCTGCACATAGCTATCGTTTCGCCCCAATGTCTCTATCAGGTTCCTCGCCCAATCCATCCTGGCTCTTGGCGAGTGTTCGGGATCATCGGGATCGCAGGTCATCACCACCGGACCCGTCCCGTTGTTCCACATCTTCTTCTGCGAGTTCGCCGCATCCCACAACGGCCCACTACTCGTTGTCGGGTTCCCACCCTGGAATATCTTGCACCAACTGGCTATTCCCGTCCCATCATCCCCGAAGTTCGTTCCCAACGTCCGCTCTGCGGCGTTCATTACCGCCTTGGGCATCCCACTCGACTCATCCAGCACCACGAATGAATACTTTGCATGGTGTCCGGCCAATCCCAACGCTTCCGTCACCCCACCCTTAGCGTTTTTATCCCACGCCCTTGCCTCAAAGTACCAATCGCTCGGATGCACCAAGTTCACAATCTTATTCTGTTGCCATTTAAATAATGCCGACATAGTTTTATTATTGTTGACTAATCTAGCCAACTCGGTCCACAAGTTAGCCATCAAGTTATTCCAGTTAATTGCCACCGCCATCCCTTTCGGATGGTTCTTCTCATCCCCCCTACAAGTCAGGAAATGCAAGATCATACACGCTTCTATGAACGTCTTACCCGTACCAGATGCCGCCTGTGCCGCAATACGCTCACATGTTGGGTCATTGAAGTACCTCGCCAACTTGAGTTGTCCTGGGTCAAGCGACTTTATCCCCAACGCCTCATAACAGAACAACTCCAATGACGGTTGCCACCGGTACAGGTTCTTCGTCAGGTCATCGAGTGTGTCGTTAGCCAAGTTGAACCACCTCTGCTTCGATGGCTGGCCGATCCTTGCTCTGCTCGGACAGTCGCATCCTCGCAACTTCCATCAACGCTTTCGCCAAGTCCGGTACTGTCGTGTCCACTTGCTTCGTGGGTTCCCTACGCTCAAGCACCTCTAACAACGTCTGGTCATTCTTCACCTTGAGTGTCACAACATTTCCACCCGGCCCAATCACCTCTTTATCCGTCCCGTTCAACGCCCTCTCAAATGCCTCATCCTTCAACTCGTCCGTCCCCACTCCCTCACTCATCTTACAAGCCTCATCAAACTCCCCATCCTCCTTCCTGCGTTTCAATATCTCCCTCGGACTCAACCCGGCTTCCCTTGCCGCTTTACTCGTACTACACCCATCCATCAACTTAGAAAAGAACACTTCCAGTTGTGTCTCGTACTCTGGTTGCATTGTGGATTCCGGTTCATTGGTCGGTGAAGTCATGTGACAAGTGTAACCTTTAGTTAATTTGTCATCAACTATATATTAAAATCTCGGAAAATATCGTTTGCGGGAGAAGTTGGTGGTGTGTGAGCGATCGCATGAATTTCAGCCCCCTCCCCGTCTGTGGAGTAATTCTTTTCGAGCCGCCGATCCAACTCGCAAACTCTCCAGCCCGCTATCCGGTGACAACTAACTGACACCGGTCCATTAGCGGAAGCCAATCTAGTAACCCTCCAGTAACTATCAATTTACTGGCTTTCCTGCAAAACATGCCATATTCCCTTATTTGTCCGCTATACATTTAAAACCTAAAATCTCATAACGATTTTAGGTATGGTTTTTACGTCATTCCGCAAAAAGGTATCATATTCTATGATAAGTCCGCTTGTTTTATAAAAGTTACTAAAATCGTTTTTAGGTTGTCACTTTGTTTATTCAATTAGACATCGAAATCATTTGGCTTTTCCACGATTTACAAAAATTCTACGTCATATGAGGGAAACTCATTTTTTTAAGCATCTTGACAAATTTAAGCCGACAGGCCAGGAACATTAGTATATAGAGAGTACTTTCTTAAAATTTTCTTCTCCCGCACTATATATAAGAAGCGTCAAGACCTAAAATCAAATTCCCTTATTTGTCCTAGGTTTCACAGAGAATAGTAGTATAAACTTTTTTTAAATGATATGGATATACCAAATTGAGATTATAACGTATTTATAAAATAGTTTACCCCAAATTCTCCGTGTATTACGTGAATTTCCTGGGAATATGAAAAAGCGATAGATTTTAAAGGGAGATATTAAAAATTGTCGCATGATATATTGCCCTATAAAAGTGCAATTTTTTTAAAGATATACCGAAAACCTAAAAACGATTTTAGGTTTAGAGAGAGAGATCGGACCGCCAAGCCACCGATACCAGCCAGCCAGGAGCCGAAGGGCCGATAGGAGCCAGTCAATCAAGCCCGATAGCTCACACCACAAAGCGATAGAAGCCAATCCAATAGGTCAATTCATTAAAAGCCATTTTTTCATTTAATGCTGTTTTGTTGATAGTTACCTTTGGATACTGGAAAATTCGGG